TGCAACTTGAATCTAACAACGCTAGGAATAGGCCAAGTTAAAATAAATGGCGCCACCTTATTTTCTAAGAACACAATCAACAATCCAAGTTTTAGTAACCCTTATTTTACTACAGAATCTGGATCCTTTATTATTACCACAGAATCTGGTGCGTTAACTCTTGCGGCAGAAGTTAGTGTACTACCCTTATCAGTTATCAATACTGGTACTGGTTTTACCAAATTCTCAGGAACAAATGCTGTTAGATTGCCAGCAGGATCTACTAGCGAACGCCCAGCATCTCCAGTAACTGGTACTACTCGATACAACACCACCGGACAAAGCACCGAGATTTATAACGGAACATCGTGGCAAGACATTGCCGGCGTCAGCACAACAACAAGCACCGAAAATGATTTGACAACAATTTGGAGCCTGATATTAGGCTAAAAACTCAAATCAGCTAAATACTTTTACTGCATAAACTGACCAAGTTTTTGCGATATTCAACTGTGGTAAACCCGCAATGCAAGGTGGTTAACCGTGAAACACGGGGTCAAAGGAGCGTAAATGGCTGTTGGTCGAATCTCGGGTCCGCTCTTAAAAGATAATTTACTCCGCAACGGGGTAAACCTAGCTTTTGAGACGAACTTACTTTATCTAGATGTTGTAAACAGCCGCGTTGGCATTAATACAGCAACGCCATCCAATGACCTACAAGTTGTCGGTACTACCCGATCAACAAACTTAACAGTAAACACGCAAGCCCAAATGGCATCGTTTACCCTTAGCGGTAACACAATTGCCAGTTCCAATAGCACTATCAATCTTGTTCCAAATAATGGTAACGGTGTTGTATATCAGGGAACAATTTTAGTTGGGCAGTTTTCAATCACAGGTAGCACAATCAGTGCAACCGGAACCAATACCAACATAAACATTACGCCAACTGGTACTGGCACTACTGTTATCAATAGCGACACTTTGATCAACGGTAATCTACATGCTACCGGAACTATTACTGCGGACGGCAATATCAGTTTGGGTGATGCGGCTACCGATACTATTCAGTTTGTTGGTGAAGTTAATAGCGATATCATTCCAAGTGCTACAAATACTTACAATTTAGGTAGTAGCATCCTTCAATGGAATACGCTGTATGCTAACACTTTAAATATCAGCAACACTTTAACAATACCAACACTAACTGCTACTACTCTTAATGTTGGTAATTTGGTTTTAAGTGGAAATACCATAACAACTGCCAGTGCTGACACAGATATTAATCTAACAACTAGTGGATCTAGTGGTGTAGTGTTAGGCAATTTTAGAATTTTTAATAATACTATTACTAACACGGTGGCCAATTCAAATACGGTGTTTACAGAAACTGGTACTGGCTATGTAGTATTACAAGGAACAAACGGTGTAGTAATTCCAACAGGAACTACTGCCCAACGTCCAGTTTTTCCAGAAACTGGAATGATTAGATTTAACACTGATTTTGGATATTTAGAAACTTTTAATAATGTAACTTTAGAATGGAAGCCAGCAGGTGCAACAAGCGGTGGCGGACTAACATATTCAGAAGTAGAACAAATGAGTATAGCATCAGCATTGATATTTGGATAAAACATGGCAACACAATTTTTAAACGCTATAACACAAAACATCGGAGTAACTCCAGTTGCAGTATTGTCAACTACAAGTTCAGGCACATATACTATCATTGGGTTAAATCTGGCCAACACTACAAACACCATGATCCAAGTTAGCGTTCAGTTGTTTACTTACGGTGCAAGTGGCGACGGAACAAACAATACTAACAATATTATTAGTCAAGCATATATTGCTAAAAATATTATGATGGCTCCACAAAGTAGTTTAAAAATAATAACTAATAGCGAAAAATTAATTTTAGGTAATAACAACGCTATACTAGTAAGTTCAAACAATAATAATAGTATTGATTCAATTGTAAGCTATGTGAGTATAAGTTAAGGATAAGAAATGGCAAATAATTTTTATTTAGGGCAATCTCCAGAATTCTTTTTAAATCAAACCGCTAGATATTTCTACGGTATGTCTAGAACTTCTGATGGATTTTTAAAAGTCACTAAAGTTAATCTAGATTCAGATTTAGAGCCAGTAACTTTATCGGATGCTACCGGTACATATGATAATTTTGAAGAAGGTATTGACTTTTTTGAAGGTGTAGACGGCACCACCAGGATGCCAAATTACACAGGCATGAATTTTGAGCAGTACAAGTGGTCGCCTGATGATTTGTATTACTATGTAGATGCCAACGGTGTTTTAAGTGTAAGAGTTGACACTCCGTACAACTACTCATTTGGTGTAATTAAACAGGTTGCCGCACAGACATTATTGACAGGCAGTACAGTTTCAGCAAACTTAGTAGCGCATATTGAAGCAAACGGTTACAATTTGGGTACAATTATTGGCACAGGGAATCCAATGGAAAATATCAATGCTAGTAATTTAAGTACTGTGACAGACGACGAAGGTGCGTTATACGCAATAGACATGGGAACCATAACAGGTAGTTAATTTAGTTCATAAACTATGAATAAATAAGACATCGAGGAATATAAAATGGCAGAATTTAAACTAGGTAGAATCAAATTCGTATGGAAAGGCCCATGGCAGGCAAGCACTCCGTACTACAAAGATGACGTTGTATTGGTCGGTGGCGTTAGCTACATGTGTATCAACGCTTATACATCTTCAGCATCTTTTGCAAGCGATGCAGTCAACTGGCAACAAATGGCCGGCGGAACTAAGTTTGTTCAAGGCGGCTGGACAGCAAGTACAGCATTTAACTTTGGCGATTTAGTCACTGTTAACGGCAACGTTTATTATTGTAACACTGCCCACACAAGTCCAAGTACTTGGTTAGCAGGCATCAGTAATTGGACACTATACGTACCTGGTGTGAAATTCCGTGGAGTATGGGCTTCAGGAAATGTTCCTTATTTTGTTAACGACTTAGTTAAGTACGGACCAGACATTTATATTTGTACAACTGCTAACTCAAATTCAACATTTACAGAAAGCAATTGGAGTTTATTCGTTCAAGGTTTAGAGTACATGAACACATGGAGTTCAAGTACAACTTATGCTATCGGAGATGTTGTTACATACGGCGGTTATGTTTATAGTTCAAAAGCAATTAACGTCAATCAAACTCCAAGTACAGCAACAGGTTATTGGGATGTAGTTACAACCGGATATAATCAAAAAGGCAATTGGAGTTTATCAACAGCTTACAAAACCGGTGACGTAGTGTTGTTTGGTGGATGGAGTTATGTAGCAGTAGTTGATAACACAAATCAACAACCATACATTGGTACAACTGGTATCAACACAGCTTACTGGTCCCTAGTGGTTAAAGGATTTAACCATAGAGGCGCATTTGCCAAGGCGTTAACAGTTACGAATGCAACTGGTAACGGTACAACAGTTACATTAACATTTACTACACAATCTAGCACACCATTTACTGTTGGTACTAATATTGTTGTTACTGGCGTTTTACCATCTGGTTATAATGGTGTATATGTGGTAACAGGCGGTAGCGTTACAACTGTAACATTTGCCAGCACAACAACTGCAACATTCCAAGCAAGTAGCGGTACAGTAGCAGGCGTTTACTATCCAGGTGACGTTGTTTTAAATACAAGTTCAACATACGTAGCTGTTGCAGTTAGCAGTAACGTATTTCCTCCAAACGCAGTTTATTGGCAAATTATTGGCCAAGGCGGAGTTGGTGCAAGTTTAACTGAAGTTGGTGACTTGGCCTATCGCTACAGTGATGGCACAGTTACTGGCTTGCATATGGCTACTGGTACACAATCTGGTGGTAATGTATTAGACGGTTATGTATTAAAAGCCAAGACACAAAGCGATAATTCAATGCAACCACGTTGGGGCGAATTAGGCTATATTAATAACATTTGGTATGTGTCATCTAGTACAGGTACCGACGCTTCAGGATTTGGTCGTACATTAGATAAACCATTTGCATCAATTCGTTATGCTTGTTTGAATGTAACAGGTCCTGCGACAATTTACGTCAAGACTGGTTCCTATTATGAAACATTACCAATCACTGTGCCGGCAAACGTAAGTATTGTTGGTGACGAATTACGTACTACACTAGTTTATCCAGCTGCCGGAACAAGTACAGATGGTGTCACACCAAATAATCGTTCACGTATGTTTATGGTTAACAACGGTGTTGTAATCCGTAATTTAACAATGGGCGGCTTAACAGGACAATTCACAGGTTCAACTTATATCACTGGTGATACAACAGATACAGATGGTATCTATCGTTTAACAGTTGGTACATGGCCTAGTCTAACAGCATCTGGTGCGTATATAGCATTAGATCCAGCAGGCGCGATTACAACTAAATCACCATACATTCAAAATTGTTCAACATTTGGCGATCATGCAGTTGGTATGTATATCAACGGCAATGACCAAGCAAGCGGCTACAAGTCAATGGTGGCAAATGATTTTACACAAGTCATTGATGATGGTATTGGTATAATGGCAACAAATGGCGGCCGCGCTGAATTGGTTTCTGTTTTCACTTACTATGCATACATTGGCTATCTTTGCCAAACAGGTGGTGTGCTACGTGCCACTAACGGTAACAATTCATATGGTCGTTTTGGTAACGTTGCAACAGATACAGATCCAACAGATACTGGATATAGTGGCACTGTAAACAACTTGGCTAATACTGCTAAGATTGGTAATGTGCTAGTAGGTAATGGTTCTATTTTAGCAATCTACTGGGACTATTGCGGACAGGCTTATACAAGCCCAACAATTACACTAGATAGTGCTCCATTAAACGGAACAAATGCAAGCGTAACTGGAGTTGTTACGAATAATTCATTAAGTCACGTTAACGTTACTAATGCAGGTTCAGGTTATCAATTTGTAGCAGGAACAGGCCGTAGTGGCGGTGTCAGTTCAAGCGGTACTTGGTTCGCTCTAGCGGCAACAGACCGTGCAACTGCTAATAATCAATATCAAGGTATGCGTATTACAATCATCAACGGGTTGGGCGCAGGACAAACTGGTATTATTACCAATAGCTACTTAACAGATACACCAAGCGGAACTACAAAAGTTGTTTATGTTCAAACAACAGCAGGTGCTCAGGGCTGGGAATCACTGAACGGCGCCAGCATTGTAACAACACTAGATGCTAGTAGTCAATATACAATTCTTCCAGAAGTTACAGTAGTAGGCGGAAGCCCAACTACACCAGCGGTAGTAAGAGCAAATATCGATCCAAGTACATTTACATTTAGTGGTGTTTATATTCTAAACGGTGGATCAGGCTACACTGGAACTCCAACATTTACAGTAACAGATCCACAAGGCGTGAATGCCGCGTTTACTGCACAGATTTTAAGTGGCGCAATTTCTACAGTAACATACGGAAATCGTGGTGCAGGATATGTGGTAATTTATAGCACAAGTGCATCGATTACAGATTCAACAGGTTACGCAAATATTGCACAGACTGGTTATGTACTAAACTTCCAAGGACTTAACCAAGCTCCTCGAACTGGTAGTATTATTCTTATCGCAGGACAAACTACTCCATTCTTAGTAGTACAAACTAATAGTTATGTGTCTTCAGGCGGCAAAGCTAACGTAACAGTTGGCTCAGCAGTTCCAACAACTAATCCGTTAGCACAAGGTGCAACGGTAACAGTTTACAATAAGTTTAGTCAAATCCGTTTAACTGGACACGACTACTTGGCGATTGGTACTGGAAACTTTGCAAGCACAGCATATCCAAACGTATTAACCAGTGGATATAAGATTAATAATCAACACGTAAGTCAAAATAACGGACGTATATTCTACACAAGTACTGACCAAGACGGTAACTTCAGTGTTGGTGACTTGTTTAAGATTAACCAAGCTACTGGACAAGCTACATTGAACGTAAGCTCATTCAACTTAGCTGGTTTGAATAGTTTACAACTTGGTTCAGCAGGCGCAACAGTTAACCAGTTCTCAACAGACGGAACCTTAAGTGCGAATAGCGACAGTATCGTACCAACCCAAAAAGCAATTAGAACATATATCAGTAGCCAGTTAGGTTCAGGTAGCAATAACTTGCAAGTTAACGTATTGACAGCTGGTAAAGTTTATATTCAAAACAATATTATCAGTAGCTCACCAGGTACTGCTTCTGACATTGTATTTGCTCCGGACGGTGTAGGAAAAGTTCAGTTCAACAGTTTGACCAACTATAACTATACAACTGCACAAATTAATCTACAAGCATATACGGCACTAGCTAACAAAGACTATGTAGATCAGGGCAATCGCGAAACAGTCCATTCATTGACTATTGACGGCGATGGTAATTTGTTTTGGACTAGTGACGCTGGATCAACAGGATCGCTATTGGATGCATCTGCGTATCAAGACTATACTGTTTTAACTCGCGGATCTAACCTGTTAATAAATAACGGAACTGGTAACTTACAAATTACATACTAATTAGGATAATAGCATGGCACAGACAATAAACTTAGGAAAATTAAGACTAGATTGGAGAGGGGATTATAATCCGTCGACAGCCTATGTTACGAACGATATTGTTACATATCGAAATCAGCAGTGGGTTTGCACTCAACCAACACGAGCAGCCGCATTTGTTGGTAGTCAGTTAGGTAGCACCCTAACAGTAACATCGGTGAGTCCAATTACTCCAGAAGGTGGTGTAAACATTATTTCTACATCAGCAGGTACTACTGTTACTGTAGCAAGTACTACTGGATTACAAACTGGAAATACATTTGTTGTTAGTGGAAATGCAGGCGGTGGATTAACAGCAACAACTTATTATGTTGGTAACGTGTTGTCTAATACACAATTAACATTGTCAACAACTTATGCTAATGCAATTGCCGGAACATATATTACATTTACTGCTTATACATTTGGTTCAAGCAGTGTTGGTAATCCAATTATGACTGGTACCTTGTTTAATGCATATGGTTCAATTGCCGTAGGGCAGACTATTGTTGGATCAACAAGTCCTATCAACGTTATTAATGCAACTGGAACTGGTTCTGTTGCAACACTAACATTTGCAACACAACCTACAAGTACTCCATTTGCTAGCGGTTCTACTATTGTTGTTCAAGGTATTACGCCATTTGGCTATAATGGATCATATGTTGTTATAACAAGTACTGCAACAACAGTGACTTATGCTAATACTACAACAGCAACATTGCAGTCAGGAAGTTTAGGAACTGTAAGTAGTGTTGTCGCAACTAATACTATCACAGCGGCAGCAACTGGTAATGGTATTGGCGCATATACAGTTAGCAAATCAGTATCTGTTACAACAGGTAGCATTACATGGTCTACTATATTTGCAAATTCAACACCCGCAATAAACAATAGCTACTGGTCTTCGTTTAGTCAAATGTTTAACAATCAAGGAACATGGACTAACGGACAAGCATACGCGGTAGGAGATGTTGTATTGTATTCTACACCTACATCACTACAAAACTTACCAACTACTGTTGTAGCTAACTACTCATTAAATCGTACAGTAGTACAAGCGTACTATTGTATCCTTGCACATACTGCTAGCAATACCGGAACAAATATTACACCAATAGATTCAACTTACTGGTTGCCAATGAACCGTAAAGGTATTTTAAATGCACAAGTTACACCAAATTCATTGTTTGGTTCATATCAACTAGGTGTGTATTCGAATCAAAATTATTCAAGTTTAGTATTACCTAACAGAGGTATTGCATTTGATAATACATCACAGTACTACGGTGGTGCAACAAAAAATACCACAGACAGTCCAACATTTGGCTATGTAACTGCTAACGGCCAAGTTATGAATTGGGGTAAAGACATAAACGGATCATTAGGCTATCCTGATACTCAACAATTAAACACCACAGGTTCTGCTAACAACAATTCAGCATTGAATTCAATGACATTCCCATTCTATGACTATTGGAGAAGTGTTAGTGGCGGTGGTTCTGGCATTCATTCTACCCCAGACGGTGGTATTCCTCGTGTAATTCAGTGGGAAAAATCATATGACCGTAATTTAGTTTTAATGAATTCAGGCGAAGTATTTGCTTGGGGACAAGGAAACTACGGAGAAAACGGTGACAATAGTGGTTCCGCAAGAGGCTATCCAGTACGTGTTGGCGGAAGTTTAACAGCAGTTTATAATGCTACCAGCCCAACAGGTACCACATACACAAACGGTACACGTTATACAGCAGGACATGCTTGGTTTAACGTTCGTATCAAACGTATTAGTATGAGCGGCGGTTGCGGTGATCCAAGAACTAACGGCCACTGTTTGGCTATTGATGAAAGTGGCCAGCTATGGGTTTGGGGCACTAATAATTACGGGCAGTTGGGCATGAATGCTATTGATCCGTTAACAAGTCAGCAAACCGCAAACCAGAATATGCCGCAACAGTTTCCTAGAACTGCATTTACCACAGCGGCAAACCCAGCAGGCCAAAGCGTTGTTGCTATATGGGCTTGCGGATCTGGCGTACAAGGATGGAGCTATGCAGTTACCCAAGACGGTAACTTATGGGCGTGGGGCTATAATGCCAGCGGCCAATTAGGTGATGGAACTACTACTAATCGTTTTGCTCCAGTACAGATATCTAACGTAGGCGGACAACCTAGCACATATTTTGGTAGCGGTGCTATTGGTAATATTGTAAAAATTCAAGTGTTAGATGATGCAAGCTCAACAACTTATGCATGTGCGGCAATTTTAACCAGCACAGGACAGATTTTCTGTACAGGTAACAATGCCAGTGGATGGATGGGATTTGCAACAACTCCGGTTAACGCATGGACCAACATTGGTGGCGGCCCAGGATCGGCTGGTAATAGTGCAGCCAGAGATTTTTGGTTATACGGCACCGGCGGTCGTTATGCAACCTTATTGCAACGTGATAAAAATACTGGATTCTGCTGGACCGCAGGATATAACAACTATGGACAATTAGGCGCAAGCGGACTTGGTAATTCATCAAGTAACACCTATGCTATTAGTAAAATGAATGTGGGCGGAACACTTTACAACTTGGTAAACGTTAAACAACTGGCATTTACTTCTAACTCAACATACTGTACAGCCACAGTAGTATTAGATAACGGTATGGGATTCAGTATTGGTTATAATCTTTACGGGCAAGCTAGTATTGGATATAGTCAAAATGCTACACAAATATCTAACATGTATGATACTACAACTATACCAGGAACGGTACCTGCACTTTCTGGCGCACAGACAGCAAATGAACCAAACGGTATTGAATTAGTCGCGTCGTTTGTATGGCAACCAATGCGAACACCTCCAGGCATGCAAGGCAACTTGGCAGACTGTATGGGCTACGGATACAACACTGCTAGTTTCTGGTTAATGTGGGTAAACAATGATGGGCGAGTTATGCTATCAGGCTCGTTTGGTATTAGCGGTGAATATTTTAACCCATGGGGTCAGATTCGTATAGCTGGTGGAACAACTACTGCCGGCTCTAACTACCACACAGAAACAATGTCAATACCAATTACAGATTAAGGATAAAACATGTCAACATTAGATTTAGGTAAAGTTAAACAGCTTTGGAGAGGTACATGGACAACTGGTAACAGTTACCTGCCCAACGACATTGTGGCTTACAATAGTGCCATATGGATTTGTACACAAGGACACACAGTTGGTTCTGGTACAGAATATAGTCCGGGCAAACGCGATCGTGCAAACGTTGTGGCTAAAACTGTTGATCCTTCGGAAATTATTACATTTAACGTCACAGTATCGACTGTTAATAGTGTAAACTATTTCTTTATCGATGGACGACAAGCACCAAGTTTAACATTATATGCTGGCGTACACTATAGATTTTATCAGAAGGATCCAAGCAATGTGGCTCACAAGTTTGCGTTGTCAGTAACACCTGACGGTATTTTTGGATCAAACGGAGTAGAACTTAGTAACTCAAGCTCAAGTTATACATATTCATACAGCGGAACTGCCGGTGTTGACGGTGTACTTGATGTAGTGTTATCTAGCAATTTTGTAGGTTCTTTATATTTTTATTCAACTACAGATGCAGGGTACGGCGGTGTAAGTCTTACTCCGCGTTCAACACTAACTATTGCCGCAGGCTGGAGAGGTTATCAGTATTGGGATCAACTAACTTCAGGATTCAGTTTTATCGGCACATGGAATTCTACCACACAGTATTACTATAATAATATTGTAGAATATCAAGGTGCAACTTATCTTGCTCTAGCCGATAATATTGGATCATTCCCAGCAGAACCTGTTGGACCAACAGCCTATACATCTTCGTTAGTTGCCACATATTTGGCCAATGGAACACAATTCACCACAGGCAATACCGGTAATCACAATTGGATGTTGTTGGTTAACGGCGATCGTAGAACAGAACATAATAGCGTAGGTTGGTTCATGAACAAAGGCCCAATTGGATGGCCTTACCCACACGGAAATCAAGGCAACAGTAATCATCATGCGGCAATGAAATGGATTACTCGTAGTGGTCGCGTATACAATCATGGAAACGGTACTAACTTTAACCATGGAACTGACATTACAAATACGCAAACATTTGTTTCTTACCCACAAGAAGTTGTGTTCAATCACCACGATTGGTGGATGAGCCGTGATAACGGAGGTACTGGACGTTTGGTTACACCTGATGGTATGCCACCTCGCTGTATCCAAATTGAAGCAGGATTTCAGTGGGCCCACTATTTGTTTAATAATGGTGAAGTTTGGGGCAATGGACAAAATGGTAGCGGATATTTAGGTACTGGTGTTACTAGTACATTTGGCATACCAGTACGTGTTGAAGGCCTTAATGATGTTAAAATTGTTAAGATTTCAGCTCCATACGGCCCAGTCAACGCAGACGCACACCATGTGTTGGCATTAGATGACCAAGGCTATGTATGGTCATGGGGTTCAAACAACGTAGGACAATTGGGTCTAGGACACCAAACAGACATGTATACTGCTCAGCGTATACCACGTAGCTATTTTGGTAATGAACGTGTAGTTGATATTTTAACGATGGGCAATAGTGGTGCTGGTGTAAGCTATGCAAGAACTGCACAAAATAATATTTTTGCTTGGGGTTATAACGGTGTTAGCCAACTAGGCACAGGCGATACAACAAACCGTCAGCGTCCAGTACAAATGAGTCCAGGCACATGGTCTCCAGCTTCAAATAACGGTATTGTAAAATGGCAAGCAGCCAATGCTGGTACTAACGGTATGTTTATGATTCTAGACGGCAACGGATTTGTATGGCATGTTGGCTACGATGCATACGGTGCTGGATGTTTTGCCGCAGCCGCTGCCAGTAGAACAACATTAACAAAGTCTACCGCAGGACCAGCTGGCACAATTACTAACTTCTGGTGTTTATGGTCTGGCGATAACAGTGGATATACACAAACATTTGTTAGAAATATTTCTGGTTTAACGTATAGTTGTGGAAGCGGAGCAACAACCAGCGGAAACAACACAATGGGTTATGGTACAACTGCTGTGTCTATTGCAACTGGTTCAAATGTAATTACTGCGGCAACTAATCCATTATCCGGAACATTGCCTACAGGCCAAGCCACAGGTATTGTTAACGTAAGAGATGTCTACATGCATGTGTCAACCAGCGGCGCATACAGAACTGTCACTTGGTTAACTGATAGTGGAAAAATCTTTAGCCAAGGTTATAACGGATACGGAGAACTTGGTAACCCAGCTATTGGCCCAGGCTCTGGTTCAAATCCTACAGATGAAACACAAGGTAGTACATATAATCCGGTAGTAACTTATTCATTTCCTGGAACTAAACCAGTACAGTTAATGCCAGGCGGTATGTCTACTAGTGATTTTGCATCGTCTGTGGATACACAACACGGTATGTTTGCTATGACAGATATTGGACAAGTATTTGGTTGGGGTATGGCAAGAAGTAACGCTATCCATGCAGGTTTTGAAGGCGGGTTTGTTGGCTATAACTGGCGTACAAACCGTGGCGTGCCTACACCACAGCCAGTTTGTATTTCATGGGCGAGATAATATGAAGATTTTTAGTCGAACAGAAGAAAAACTAGAGGGATATAACGAGCCCGTATTCTTGGAATCATATGATTCCAAGACTAGTTATAAGTTTTTGGGCGAATTTGATAATAAAGAATTTTATAGTTTTGATCCTGCCGCAGTTGAGTTAGCTGATAACGATGACAGGTTTCAAGTTAAGGTATATGATCTTACTGTTGCAGAAGATGCAGACTATTTAAATCATGTAAAACACAAACTATGGGTTGTACAACAAGAAACACACGATATCAAGAGCAAATTAGATATGGATATTTTTACCGTACTAACTAACTTAGCAGTTGGCGATAAATATACTATCGATACACTAACAGCTCTTAAAAAAGAACACGATGATTACTTTAGTAATCTGGGATTTTAATAGGAAAGAATCATGGGACTAACAGTTTCGCAATTTAAATTCAACTACCGAGGCCAATGGCAAACCGCAACAATATACAAGAAAAATGATATAGTGCAGTTTAATAACTCCGCTTATGTATGTTTACAAGATGTTTCGGACGAGTGGAAAATCGCTATGGATCACCAGGTGGTTAACAACGGTGCAGGTAGTGCTGGTCCGTGGTATGCTTCTAGTCCTGAAATCTACTTTGTAGACAAACGTCCAGATATTGAAACACAATATTGGAGACTAATTGCCCGCGGCAATACATTTAAACGTGGCTGGGCTCCACACCGTGTTTATACATACGGCGACGTAGTACGTTACGGTGGCGACTTGTTCATGTACACAGGTATGCCAGGACAAAATGCAACAGCAACAGCAACAATCAATGGTCAAGGTAGTGTAGTTAGTGTAACTATTACTAACGGCGGCACAGGTTATTCACAAGCACCTTTAGTAACATTTGGATTTGATAGCCTACGCGGTTCAGCAGGCGCACAAGGTTATGCAATCGTGGCTAACGGCATTGTTACTGGTGTAGTTATCACTCATCCAGGACTAAATTATCAAACTGCTCCTACAGTTAATTTAAATTATGCACCAGTACGTAATACACATCCAGAAGATCCAACATATTGGACTCGTGTGTTTACTAACCCTAATAGAGATACACGTCGTTTATATGCGGTTGCAACACCAAATATGCAACCATTAGGTTGGACTCGTAACAACGGTGATTATCCCAACACTGTAGTGTCCGACGGCAACATGATTGGATTTATTGGTGCTGATGGCGTTCCTTACAGTAATGGTTGGAATGACAGCCAGTACAACACCGCAGGCCGTGGCATTAGAGATTGGATTAACAGCTGGCAACCAAGTGCATTTACATTTGTAGATTGGATGCGTAGTACTGATAATCAAACAAGTTTAGGCTTAGGCACATTGTCTAGCGGTTGGTTACCAACTCCGGACGGATTGCCTCCACGTTGCATTCAATGGGTCAAGGCATTCCAAGCCAGTTGCTGGTTATTTAACAACGGCGAAGTTTATTATTCAGGAATTAACAACTCGTCAGGCCAAGCAGGTATGACCAGTGCTACACAATATTCAGTTACACACCGAGTAACTAACTTGTCTACATCGGGATGGTTGGGTGAAACATTGCCTCGTAGTTTTAATCAGACTAAAATTATTAAAATTGATACTTCTATCGTAGGCGTTGCAAGTCAAATTGACGGCACTTGGTTTGCTCTAGGATTTGACGGTAGCTTATGGGGATGGGGCAAGAATGATCGAGGACAGTTGGGCCTAGGTAACGCTGTAACTAACAGCAACTTATCACTAACTAACCAGTTGAACCCGATACGTATTCCAGCTACGTTCTTTGATAATAAAAAGATTGTGGATTTTATAACTTTTGGACACGATTATGCTACATGTATAGCACTAGACGAAGACGGAGATCTATGGGGTTGGGGATCAGATTGGTCAGGCGAATTAGGTATGGGCGGCCAACCAGCTACCAACAATACTCGTGTTATTCCAACACGTATTCCATTTGATTTTAAGAAGTTTGGCGGAGTTAAAAAGATGTCCTATGCTCATGCAGGAGCTAACTCAGCACGATTTGTTATGATTCTAACTAACGATGGTAGCTTGTTTGGATCAGGACAGTTCCCATCAGCAATGGCTCCTAATAGTCCATTCTATGGTGTAGCCGCTGATACAACAAATAACGTAGGTCGTTATGTTAACAGATTTACCAAGTACATGACTACAAACTACAACATTAAACAAGTTGAGAATTTCTGGATTCTTGGAAATACAACTTCTTGCAATGTGTTTATTCGTGAAAAAGATACTGGTTTAACTTACGGTATGGGCGACAACGGACAAAACACTATTACAAGTGCAACACAAGCATATGATACAGCAACATATGGCGCACAAGGTCCTTGGAGTTTAATCCGAGGCCCACGTAACGTTGTACAAATTACTAATAATGAAAACGGTAATTCGGCCAACTACTTTACTATTATGATGTTAGACGAAAATGGCCGTGTTTGGGGACAAGGATTAAATTCAGTAGGTAGTTTGAGTTTAGGATATGTAGGTAAATCATATAACAAATCGGCCGACCCTGCACAAAATCCTGAAACAGGCGGCATGTACCACTACTGGCCAATTAAAATGCCTAGCAACACACGTATGAGTACTATTATGGGTCAAGGTCGTCCAGGTAATGACTTATCAACATTTATTACAGACGATGGTCAGTGCTTGTATTGCGGTACAGATGGTGTAAACCAAAACGTAACTGGCGGTCTAGTGCAAGGACAAGTATCTAAAGCATCTCAGTATTACTTTGTAACAATAACGAGTAATAATACTGCTAGTAACCGTTTCACAATGCACAGCTTAGTAGGCGACTAAGATTTTAAGGAAATTATAATGTCAAAAACCACACTTCAATTACGTAGAGGTAGTTCAGCAGATAATGCAACCTTCACTGGCGCAGCCGGTGAAGTTATCGTCAACACGACCACAAACTCGTTGGTTGTACATGATGGCACAACGGTAGGTGGTTTTGGCCAAGCTCCTTTAGCTAGTCCAGCATTTACTGGCATTCCAACTGCACCAACTGCCACTGCTGGCACAAACTCTTTACAACTTGCTACTACAGCGTTCGTAGCAACAGCAGTAGCAAATGCGTCACCAACACTGACAACAACAGCAGTTACTGAAGGTACAAATCAATACTTTACACAAGCTCGCGCTCGTTCAAGTGTTAGTGCTACTGGTAGCATCGCTTACAACAGCGGTACTGGTGTATTCAGCTATACTGCTCCAACAGTTCTTAGTGCATTTACCAACGACGTTGGATTCTTAACTAGTGCTACAATTCTTAATGCATTAAGTGTAAATTCAACACCAAGTGGCGCATTAACTTACAATGCAGGTACTGGCGTATTTACATTTACACAAGCAGTTAATAGTGTAAATGGAAGAACTGGCGATGTTGTACTTACTACAACTAATATTGCTGAAGGTACAAACAAGTATGCTACCACTACTAACGTTCAAACAGCATTAGCCAGCGGCGGCGTTACTAACAGTATGTTGCTCAACAGTACTATCACTGTTAACGGTTCAACATTAACCTTAGGCGGTACAAGTACAATTACAGCGGCAGCTGGCACATTAACTGGTTCAACGCTAAATGCGTCAGTTACTGGATCAAGTTTAACCAGCGTTGGAACACTAACAAGCCTAGCAGTTGCAGTTAATGCTGGAACTAGTGCAAACATTGGTGCAATTTCAGTTGGAACAAATGGCTTTCTAGACACAGGTGTGTTGGCTAACTTTGTATCTAGTACTAACAGCTACAATCAAGTTACTGTACAAAACACCAATGCAGGTAGTGCGGCAAGCGCAGAGTTCATTGCTTATAATAATCAAGGTACAGCAAGTACTAATTTTGCAACAGTTGGTATTAATTCAAGCACATATTCAGGAGTTGGTTCAATCAATGCTCCAGGATACGGCTATTTCTTAAGTGGTAGTACTGACCTAGTAGTTGGTACAATTGGCAACAATGCCATCCACTTTGCAGTCAATAGCGGTGCTACAGACGCTATGACTATTAGCACAGCTTCTAACGTGGGTGTTGGTGTAAATCCAACATACAAACTAGACGTTGCAGGCGATATTAATTTTACTGGTGCGCTACGCACAAGCGGATCACCAGGAACATCAGGATATGTATTACTAAGCAAAGGTGTTGGACAAAACCCACAGTGGTCTAACATCCGCGACAGTTTACCAAATATCACACAGTTAGACAGTTGGAGCAATACTATTAACGGTGGAACCACCGTGTTTAGCCCTACAAACAACGGAACTGCGGTCAGTATCACTTACCCAGTCCAGCTTTTGGTGCATAAAAACGGCCAATATTTACAACCATGGCTAAATAATAGTAGACCAGTGTGGAACACATTCACTAAGTACGGCGACTATACAGTTAGCGCCGGACAAGTTGTTTTTACTAGTCCACCGCAGTACGGAGATTTTATATCAGCAATAGTAATGATAGGTAATGTAAGCAATCCAGTTTACGGAACTTATCCTTTTAGCGCATTTGATATAGCAACAGGAACCTAAGACCAAAATATTGGAGAAATAATAAAATGGCAAGAAAAATATTACTCGACACAGCATACACATTCACTCCTTCTTCAGCCACTATCGTAATTCCACGATACATACCAAGAGAAAGATTGATTCTGATCACTGATGTCACAAACAACACTGTCCTATATAACTTTTCAGACCCAACTCTGAAAGCTACTAGCTACACAGCCGTAGCAGGACAAACTACATGGGGTGGACAAGCAGGAACAACAACAATCGTTCTAGCGTATAATACTAACAACGTTGCTTTCAATGCTCTTGACAAGCTACAAGTTATGATCGATGAATACGAAGAGCGTTTCCTTCCAGCAGAAACTCAATTAGATCCAACTAACAAACTACGTGTTTCAATGCCACAGTCATTGATCGACACTGACTTTGAGTACTCATTCCAACCTACTAAGTGGGAATTCTTCCAGTCACAGAACTGGAATGCTTCAGTTTATACAAGTACAAGTAACTCCGTTCTATCATCAACATTTGGTGGTGCTGGTTACAGCTTGATCAACCCAAGTGTTACTGTTTCAAGTAACGTTGGTACTATCAGTAGCTTGAACTTGCCAATCGCACCATACATTGGATCATATGTTTACATCGTTGAACCAGCTGCCAACACAACACTAGTGTTCAGTCAATTCCGTTATCCAGTTGCTAGCTCAAGTACAACACAATTTACATTCCCTATTACAGCAACCAACGGTACTTATACTCCACAAGTTGTTGTTATTGGTGCTGTTCCAGGTACAGTTACTAACCCAAGCTATGTGGCATTCCAAGTATCTAACAACTTGACACCAGCTGGTGTTAACTTAACAGCCGGTCAACCATTATTGGCTCAAGATACATTGAACGAACCATACTGCGATGGTACATTCGTTGTTGCATACATTAACCAGACTCAAGCGGCTTTTGCTTATTTCCCTAAGGTTAACCAACAATTTGCTACAAACCAACTACAAAAAGCTGGAACTAGCTTGTTTGTAGGCGGTTACTATGCCGCAGGTTATGGTATTGGTTCAGTTATTCCTGTAAGTTCTATCACTACAGGCTCAGACGGCCGTACAGTTACAGTTACTTGCTATAGTAACCACAACATGGTACCAGGAGCTCCTATCTATGTTGGTAACTTGATTCTAACAGCTGGTAACGGCCCATGGTATATTCAGTCAACACCAAGCCCATATCAATTTACCTACAACGTTTATAGCGGTATTACAGCTAGCCAAGCTAGTTCAGCAGTATTGCAAAACACTACAGTAGTGTATGCTCGTCCAGAAGGTTATCAAATTCAACGTTCAGGTGACGGCGGTATTGGTATTTTTGCTGGAAACCCAGTAGCTGGCGCACAGGCACTACGTCAAACACGTCGTTATTTCCGTTACCAAGCTGGTAAAGGTATTCAGTACTCAACAAGTTCTACATTCAAACCAAACCAAGATATTACTAAGATTACCGTTTCGGGTAACTTGGCCACAGTCACAACAGATCAAGACCATGGTTTACAATATGGTGCTGTAGTTAACCTACGTAACATTACATCAACTACAGCTCCAGATTTGCCATTCTACAACTGCACAGGTACAGTTGATCCACGTGTTACATTGACTCCACGTAGTTTTGGAATTCAACTAGCTGGTAGTCCAACAGATACTAACCCAGGTTGCGGTATTGCTACAGTAGAAGTAGGCTATGCAACAGGTTCAGCTATTCGTTGCGGATTGTTTGATGATCAAAACGGTTTCTTCTTTGAATATGATGGCTCATTCTTGAATGCTGTTCGTCGTAACGGTACTACAATTTTACGTGGTACAACTAACGTATGTACAGGTTCAACAATTGTTATTGGTACTGACGCACAGTATACACGTCAAGTACAATCAGGCGACAAGATCATTATCCGTGGTTCAGTTTATGAAGTATCGCAAGTTATCAATGATAACGTACTACACATTGCTCCGGCATATCGCCCAGCAAGTCCAGCATTGGCTTCAGGTACAGCAGGTTTACCATTTGCGTTTATTACAGGCGGTAACGGTACAACTCAAACAGTAACTACTGCGGCATCAACAACAACTAGCCAAGTTACATTTACATCAGTAGTTGGTTCAGGTACAGCTGGTATTGGTGGTATTGGTGTAACTGGTGCTTATCAGTTAACTGGTACAATTCCACGTACAGTTACTACATCATTAGCAAGTATTGCCTTGTTAAATGCAACAAGTATCACAGTTAACTCAGCAACTTCAATCGTTCCAGGACAATTGGTTGTTATTAGCGGTGCTGGTAACTTACCATCTAACACATACGTTGCAAGTACATACGTATTTGGTTCAACAACAGTTCCATTGACACAGGGTGTTACAACTCAAACTGCGGCAAACACCGTTGTAGACTTCTACAACAGCCCAGCTTCTGGTATGAACATTGTTGCTGGTACAATGGCACAAGGTATTATTGCTAACGGTACTCAAATATCAGCATTTACTAATACTTCAGGTACAGTTGGTGCTACAATTACTATTCAGTTGTATATCAACCAAGCGGTTGTTGGTACAACAACAGCTAGTACATTGTTAATTGGTTCAGTTCCAGGATACACAACAACATCATTGTATACAACTACAACTAACGTTATTGCTCTAGCTAACACATATGGTATTACTCCAGGTATGACTATTACAGGTACTGGTATTCCAGGTAACTGTATTGTAGCTGGTTTAGCTGTAGCTGGTGTTGGTGCTATTTTAAACACCGGTATTACAACACAAGTTGCTAACGGTACAACATTAACATTTGCACCAAACACAACATTGTATGCAGTTACAATCCAAACAACCAGCGCATCTGCTCAAGGTTCGACAACTATTACATTGTCTAACGTTAACGGTGTTCAAATTGGTAGCTTTGTAACAACAACAGCTAACACAAACATTCCGTTAGGATCATTTGTAACTAGTATCAATACTGCAAACAATACTGTAGTAATTTACACACCATTTACAACTACACAAGGTTTCACAAGTACTGGTGTAGCAAGTAGTCAAAACATTGTGTTTGGTTCACGTATTTTCGTTACTGGTGCAACAAACACTAACGCAAACGGCATGTGGCCAGTTACTGGTTTCCCAACAGCAACAACATTAACATTCCAAACAGCTAATAGCGTAGCAGTAAGTACTGTTATCAGTGTGTATGGTACAACTAAGATGTTTGCTGAAGATATCGCAGTTAAGAAATATCAAGTACGTGAAATCCGTATTCCACAATTCCAGTGGAACTTGGACACATTTGATGGCACAGGCCCAACAGGCTATAATTTGGATGCAACTAAGATCCAGATGATCTACATCGACTACACATGGTACGGTGCAGGATTTATCCGCTGGGGTGCTCGTACAATTAACGGTGACATTGTTTATGCTCACAAAACACAACACGGTAACCGTGAATACTTAGCGTTCCAACGTTCAGGTAACTTACCAGGTCGTTTTGAAGCAGTTAATGCTCCAGCACGTAGTCCAATCACAGCGTTAATTCCTGCAACTGGATTTACAATGGGTGCAAGTCCTACAGCTGGTTCTATCAGCTTGTATGATGCAAGTCGTTATTTCTTCCCGTTCTCAAGTACAGCAGGTCAAGCGTTCAACGGTGAAGTTAACATCGACGGCGAGATCTTCTATTACACAGGTATTAGTGCTACTACAACTGCTAACACAACTGGTAATCCAGATGCAGTTTTCCAAAATACAACAGTTCCTTATGCAACTGCTAGTACAGCGGCTCCTTGGGCCACTGGTGCAAGTGGTTTAACAGCAGTTTGTACTCTTGGTACTGTGGTTACTTCAGGTGGTAGTGTAACAAGCATTCCAGTTCTATCTGGCGGTGCAGGATATACTAGTGCTCCGCCAGTTAATATCGTTGGCGGTAACGGATCGGGTGCGCAAGCTCGTGCAGTTGTTGTTAACGGCGCAATTGCACAGGTTGTTGTTACATCAGGCGGTTATGGATATACAGGAGTTCCAACAGTAGTTGTTGGTGCAAATCAGTTAACTGGTTGCTATCGTGAGTCAACAGCAGTTGCTTCAGTTAATACTACTGGTTTTGCTGGTACAACAACTTCAGGTACTAACGCAATTACTAGCGTTCCAGCTCCAATCATTGCCCAGTTATTCATTGGTATGACTATCCAGGCTAACGCTAACTTTGGTTACTTGAATGCTCGTATTGTTGGTTTATTAGGAACAACAGTGTATGTCAACATCAACGCAACAGTTGGTGGCGGCTCAACATTCTATCTAATTAACCGCGGTAACTCAACTGCAAGTATTCACTATACTTACAATAACGGTAATAACCCACTAAGTAACGCTTGGAATACCAACATCATGTTATCACCAAACGTACAACACTGGGGTGTGTCAGCTATTATGGACGGTCGCTTCGACGGTGATATTTCATATGTGTTCACAACTCCACGTGCTACAGCGGCGGTTGTACAACCTAACCAAACAGTACCATTGATCAGTATGCGTGTAAGCCCAAGTTCAAGTAACGGTTTTGCTCGTAACTTTGGTGTACGTGACGTTGTTCTACGTATGCAGGCTAAATTGTATCAGATGGACGTTTACAACGCTGGACCATTCTTGGTAACAGTCAAGTATAACTGTGCAAGTGCTACATTTACACCAGCACTATGGACAGCTAACAGCGTAGGTTCAGGTTCATTAAGTCAAGTTATCTATCACAACCCAAGTGACGTTGTTACTGGCGGTGATATTATCTTAGCTTTCTATGCTAACGCTTCAGGTGGTACATTCTTCACTTCAACAAGTGCTGATATGACAGTTGTTAAGGACTTAGGTAACTCAGTATACGGTGGTGACGGTGTGTTCCCAGATGGACCAGACGTTATTACTGTGTTTGCTACAAACTTAGATACACGTTATCCAAACCCAATCTTCAGTCGTATTTCATGGACTGAGTCACAAGCGTAATCAATACGCTTATACAAGAAAAGGATCGAAAGATCCTTTTTTTGTGGCTGTAAGATTCATACTTGAGTAATTTTAATCAACAAAAAACCCGCCTTAGCGGGTTTTTGTTTAGTATAGTTGCTTAGGTTAGTGTAAATGTAGCATATACATCGTTAGCACTACCGCCTGCATAACTTTGAACAGCAGTATAGCTAGTACCAGGCACAATTAAGTTACCTTGTGTTAACACCATAAATTCGCATTTTGCAGTTTTGTTTGCAGTCAATGTAACTGTGTTTGTACTTGTGCCTGCGTTGTTAGCTGTCAAATTACTGAATGTTAACGTAATGCTGGCATTGTGTGTATTTTTAACCCATAAAATAACTCTACGGCCTAGTGGAAACCCTTTTATGTACGGTGTAGAACCGCTACTAATCAAGTTATCAAAGTAAAATGTGCTATTTGAACCTGTTGCTAAGAATACCACGTTATGCCCAGTTAAACCAAAGTCCAAATTGTATACGTTAGCACTGGTACCTGTAGCAACAGCAGGAACTAATGTTGAAACAATTGGCTTTTCGCCTGGATTACCAATAACCGAAATTGCAGTTGCTAGAGTAGTAGGAACTGAGCCGCCTTGGCTAACGAATACAACACTTGGTGGATACAAATAACCAGACCCTGCGTCAACGATAGTAATATACTGAATAGCATTTGACGCAATAGAACAAACTGCAAGAGCTTGACGACCACCAGGAACATCAGGACGGCTTAATATAATTTGCGGAGGAGCGTTATAACCAGCACCAGCATTGGTAACAACAAGTTGAGTAACGCAACCTACTTGATGGATAGCACCTTGAGTAATCATTCCGCTATAACCAATACTTGCATACGCAGTAGCAGTTTGACCAATATAAGTCAATGCGGCAGATCCGTTTGTTGGAATTGCAGTACCGTATGTATGCGTTGGAGCACTTGTACCTAGTGTACCTGGATAGCTAACTTGATAGTAGTTGTAAATACCAGAACCTGCTTGTACTTTTACAAACAGTGAGTTTGCATTATTTTGTGCAGTTGTTATAGTACCGTTTACTGATAAACTTCCTTGATAACTACTAGCAATTACAACACTAGTCGTTGTACAATATACAACCTGCCATGATCCGTTATAACCTTGTGGCACTGTACCAGAGTTTGTAGTACCTTGAATAGTAATAGTTTGTCCTGGATAAAATGGAATAAGGTTGATACTTCCTGATAAACTGCTGAATCCAATTGTAACAAAACCGTTTTTAATGTTATCAGGCAATTGAGGCGACATTGTAGCACTTAGACCTGTAGCACTGGTAAATGTAAATGGTAAGTTCCATACAGCATTTTGATAGCTAGTAGCTAAGTTACAGCTACCACCAGAACCTGTACTGATAAAGTACCAAGTACCGTTAATCAAACCACCAGCACCACTAGCACCTAAGCCGGCGATTGTCACTGGTTGACCAGTATAAAAGCCCGAAGTACTAACTACAGTTACGCTAGTACCGCTAGCTACAGCAGACAAGTTGGTAGAACTAGTAGATGAAATTGTTCCTGTTCCGCTTGCACTTGTTGTAGCAAATTGTTGAGGAATTGCACCAGGTGCTAGTAAGTTACCTGCTACCCAGTTAATAGTATTTGCTGGGTTTGGAGCTGGATCTGATATCGAAACTGTTGGCACATTAGAATATCCAGTACCTGGATTGACCACGTTAGTACCAACAATATAACCACTGCTAACAGTACCTGCACCGGTTACAAAACCTACAGCGCCTGTAGTAGCATTTGAATAAGAAACAGATGAAGTTGTACATGCTGTTACTGTATAATAACCGTTATAACCTACTGGAGTTACGTTGCTGACATAGATCTGTTGACCAACAACAAACGGAGGAAGCGACTGAGTTGCAAATGGAATAGTTGCTACTGAACCTGTACCACTAACCGTTGCAATAACGTTTAATGTTACGTTATTCATGATAGGGTTAATCTGAGCTGGCACACCGTTGGCCAACTGTGGAGCACTAATAGTCATAGTTGGAGTAGTATTACCACCACTCCATTGTTGGTACATGTACCCATAAGCACTTAATGCACCTGGACTGCTAGTTCCATAAATCCAGCTAACACTACTAGTTGAACATGCTGTAACTTGCCAAGAGCCGTTGTATGCTGTAGGAGTTACACCTGTTACTGTAATATATTGACCTACAATAAATGGAGGAGCATTCTGTGCTTGGAATGACATTGAAACAACGCCGTTTGACCAGGATACGCTGGTAGTACCTACTAGTCCGTAGTAACCTCTGTAGTCGCCACCGAGTGTTGGCGCAACTAATACGTTGTTTACAGAATAACCATAAGGCATGTGCATGAATGCACCGCCAGCTGATATGTTATGTTGGGCGCCAATACCGCCTTGTGTTTGAATTGCTCCGGAATTTGAACCATAACTTGGTGTGGTTTCGTCAAAAACTACTGAACCTTTAACGTTATTGTTAGTGGATCTAATAATTAAGTTAGCACCAATGTTGTCGCCGCCTACAATAGGAAAGCCAGGGTTAATCTGATTAGTGTTAACTACACCGGATTGTGTTTGAGTTGTCATTTAAGAATCTCCGCTTATTGCTATTATTTAGCCGAATCTAGCGTAACTTCTTCTACATGAGTATTTGGAGCATAAGTTAACATCCAAGATTCCATTGCTATTTTAGCTTCTCGCACACGGTCTTGTGCCGCCACGTGGTCTAAATGCGCACCTGATTCAGTTTTTTTAATAAGTCCAGCAGTGGTATTGTCAAAATCTTCTATCGCCACTTGCAAACTATCAAATAATTCCTGACCTTGTTTGGCAATATCGTCCAATTGGCCTTGTATTCCTAAGTTAAATCGTTTACAATCAAGTTTGTATCGATCTAAATCTTGTATTCTTGAAAACATATTTTACTCCATTTTATAGTATACTTATTTCGGATCTAGTTAAATAACTGCAACCCTGGAGAGCACATGAACACAGACAAATTAGAAATTAAAGATTGGGAAGATCTAGAAGAAAAAGACATTATTTCTACAGCATGGGAAGCCGAATTTTTTGGGCCTGACGAAAAGATAGAAAATGAGCAAGATCTAGCTGAATATAATATTCATGTAATTTATAAAAAATCTAAAAGTTTTACTTGGTATTATCCTCAAATTAAAGCGGCGCTATTAGCCGATGCTGTAAAAGAATTTATAGAGTTTAATGGTATCACAGATGCCACTGCTGACGATGTTGAGGAACTTAAAACATTCTTTTTTCACTACTTGCGATTTGTACAATTTGATGTAGATTTAGAAAGTGACGGCCCTACTGAATTCGAACCTGAAGATATTAACGAGCAGGTAGGCGAAGATGACTTGGACGATATCGTGGAAGAATTAGAAGAAGCAGGTATGGAAGAAAAATTCGGTGAAGCAAACAAGCCAAAATTACATTAAATCTACCACATCAAAGACTGTTTGTAGTTTATTACGAATAGTTTTTGAACTAAAACTATTACGTAGACCTTGATGTAGTGGCTTAGGAGCACGGTCTATGGTACTCCAAGCCCATGCGCAATGTTCATCACTGAGAATAGGAACAAATTCAGTTTCTATTACACACAAATATGTATGAAAATTAAAAACCTTATCATTACTAACAAAAGTTTCTAATGGTAGGGTTTTTATTATTTTAGGAACGCTACCTATTTCTTCAGTAATTTCACGTTGTAGACCTTGCCATGGGGTTTCACCGGTGACGTTTGTGCCACCTACTAGTCCCCAGGTACCGGCATGTTTACCTTCTGCTTTTTGTAGTAGCAAAAATCTGCCTGTAGTCTTTGCATAAAACAATGCACCGCTACAAACGATAGGTTCTTTTACAATACTATTTTCCATTGGCCAGCCCTATATTCACCTTCAAAGCTCTTGACCCAGGAAACTCCGTTCCATAAGTATTGAACTCCAGTGTATATATTCGTTTGCCATACCATAGTGTTGGGATATTGACTGTGTGAAAATACCACATGCCATGCAGAGCCAGTCCACTCTATAATATCGTTAGCGTGTGCAACTAGTGAACCCCATTCTGTTGCAGGAACAACATTGTTAATATTTCCTATGTCGTCGACTAACAAATAACGGGTTCCTGTAGTAACTGATCCAGGATTATAAGTTAACGGATTAATAATGGCGTCAAACGTGCCAGTGCTGTTAGGTCTATAACTGCCTGCACCATTGTATCCAACGGCATTGTCAATTTTACCAGTGCTATCAATGCCAGTGTTACTAGTTAATGTATCTGGGTTCCAATTAACACTTAATCTGCTTTCGTCGAGAGCATTGATTGCAAAAGTACCAACAACATAACTGCCATTCGGTTGTTGTAGATATATCATGCTACTGCCAGCAACATATTTTCCGCCCGCAGTTAATAAAAACTCTTGCCAGTTAAGTGGTAGTCCTTGACGCACTGGCGCAGGGTCCGGAGTAGGTTCGTTTGGCATGACACTTTCAGCTGGATTCAGCAACAATACTGTAGATCCAATCACTTCGATGCTGTTTTGACCAGCAGTTGTTATAACCAAATCGAGCACGTTGGTAAAAGTTGTGGTTGTTGGAGTATCGGATCCTAATCCGTCTACATACGTAGTACTATTAGTTGCGGCAGAGTTATAAAGACTGGTAACAATCTTTGTAATAACTCCAAGATGTTTAACTTTAGCTGGCGGACTTAGCCATACAGGTGTGTCTACTTTTAATGTTGTTATATCAATAGGAGTATCATTTCCTACTGGCACAGTTCTACTAGACCACGTAGTTTCGTTTAGATTTAATACTGTTAAACTTGTCCAATCGATGTAATTGTCAGTTGTTTGTAGTTCAAGGCTTGGATTAAACAAGACTAGAATCTGTTCTAAAAGTTGTAACTTTTGTTCAGTACTCGCAGTCCACAAATCAACTTTCATACTTAATTTGAAAGGTGTTGGCATTAATCTTTCGATAGTATAGTTTCGACCCGGTGATTCGTTGTATATAGTTTCACCGTATGTTGGACTACCAGGAACTGTATCAATTTGTGTACCACGTTCTCTTACATTTACCTTGCCTATATAACTAGAATCTGCTAAACGATCTCTATCTAGTGCAAGTCCATCTACATAAACTGCGATTCTAGGAACGCTGTTGACTTTATTTTCACTATTATTTCGAATAATACTAGCAACTTGTCTGTCGGCATCTCCATACATGACTGGTACTCGTACTAGTGTACCGTCACCGTACTTGACTACAAAGTTACTAAACACACGTATAGTCTGTATCAGATATCGTCTTATTTGTCCGTCGTAAAAAAATTCCATTATAAATCTGCCCTTGGTCTAAGCGCCTTGCTAAGGCTTTGTTTTTGAGCTTCTCGAGTATTGTAAAATGTAACTGTCCATTGACCGTCAAACGGAATAATTTGTTGTACACTATTAACTACAGGCAAATTAATTCGAGTTTTCAAACTTGTAAGTCCGGCATCATTAATGTAGGTATACGAAGTCAATAATGACGGATAATCTGCAACGGTAAATGACAATTGAGTCGTTTCTAATTTCAACATTAGGTATGTACCTGTAATGCTTGAATTTATAAATGTGTCAATAACTGTATCGCCTTTTGACAATGTTACGTACGAACCACCGTCTGTTACTGCATCAAAATAAATGTAATTATTATCATTATTAATGAAGCCAGTTTTTAATGTGCTTCTGCTGTCGTTATTAGTCATGTTCATACGTAGCGCATCTTCTACAGCAATCCAAGAACTTTGATCATTACTAAATCTAAATAATCTGTTAGGTAGGAAATCTACACGCAAGAAGAAATCACTGTCTTGCGGATTAGTAGGAAATTGTATGCCAAATCCAAAATCATAACCGTTGCTAGGAAATCCGTTGCCCAGTAGATAGCCGTTGTAGCCACTACGTTGAGGAACAGCATTAACACTACTAGAACTGGTAGTGGTGCCAGCATTGCTAGCTAGAGTACTTGTGCTGTCAACAGTTTGCAACAAAGGTTGTCCCTTATCGTCTGTAGCAAGAGTATAAAATTGTCTAGTTTCGTAGCCACTTTGCGGAGCGTCAATTTCTGCTTGTTGAACAATAGCATCATTAATAGCAAGTTCTTTACCATGCATACTGAGTAAATCGCGTAGAGTTTTACCGCTAGGATCTGCATCACCGTTGGCATCTTTGGCCGACTGATCAAATATATCGGCAAATTGCTGACTATCGGTAATCTTCTTAATTTTTAATCTGTATAGATGTGGATACCACGTAGCACTAAATCCTTCGCTAGCACGGCCCACATCTTCAATAACATAATAACGCGGCAAACTCACATCATAATCATTCAAAGCAAAGTCATCACGCAGGTGTGGTAACTCTATCACGTCGCCACTTAGTGGTTTACGTCCGATATATTTGATAAAATCGTTAATATGCACAGTCATGTACAAGGTATCGTTATCAATAAACAAGCCAAATTGACTTAGATTAAAGTCCACATTTTGTACATTGTAAATTCCACGAATTCGGTAGATCTGATGGTCGTATGCTCTATCTCGATTTTCTAAAAATAGCAAATCTTGAATGTTTGTAACATTCTGTGTAGAATATACAGGCTGATCTGCTGTTCCTTCTGTGGGATTTTTAGGGCCTAAATACTTGTGCAAGTAGACATCTGTACCCCCGACTTGGAACATTTCGCTGGCTTGACGATCTATAAACTTATAGTCGAAGCCTTTTTCTGGTTTGAATAAGGATAAACGTGGCATAATAGTATTTATGGTAAGATAAATATCATAGGAGAACAAAAAATGTCAGATCCAGTACCATCAACAACGCAGTCAAACAGTACAATCGAACGAAATAAAGTGTTTGAATTTGTAAAATTAATGCTGGGCGACGGCATGGTCGAAGTAGAACTAGACCCTGCACACTACGAACTAGCACTAGATCGTGCATTAAACCACTATCGTATGCGCAGTAGCAACAGCGTAGAAGAAAGCTACATGTTCCTAGAACTAATACAGGATCAAAATGAATATAGATTGCCTGACGAAGTTATCACAGTGCGCCAAGTGTTTCGTAGAGCTATTGGCTCAAGAAGTGGAATTGGTGCAGGCGGTACACTATTTGAACCGTTTAACCTAGCTTATACTAACACTTATTTAATGAGTGGTAGTATGATGGGCGGCCTTGCAACATACGATGCATTTGCTGGTTATCAAAAACTGGTAGGACGTATGTTTGGTAGCTATATTGAATTTTTATGGAAACCAACTAGCCACTTGTTAGACATTTTACAAAGACCTTTTGCACAAGGCGAACAGATTTTAATTCAATGTTATAATTTCCGTCCAGACTGGGTATTATTACAAGACATTTATGCCAAGCAATGGTTAAGAAATTATACATTAGCAGTTAGTAAACAGATGTTGGGGCAAGCACGTAGCAAGTTTGCTAGTATTGCAGGTCCTGGATCAGGCGGCATCACATTAAATGGTACAGCATTGTTAGCTGAAGCCAAAGAAGAATTAGAAAAATTAGATAAAGAAATTGACACTTATGTAGCTGGAGGCACTCCTTATACATTTGTAACAGGATAAGGATCAACAATGGCAAAATTCACGGATCTTCCAAGTCTTGGACAATCGCTAGCCGGCACAGAAGTAGCCGCACTGGTGGCCAATGTCTCAAGTACACTAACAACGGTACAACTTCCGTTATCAACTATTAAGACATTTGTACTTAATGGTACGGCAACCACAGCAACTAATCTTGCCAGCGGTGGTGCAAACCAAATTCCATATCAGTCAGCGGCAAATACTACTGCATTTATTAGCGCACCGGTTACGACAGGCACTGCACTAATTTGGAATGGAACTAATATTGTATGGGGCGGCCCTACAATTAATGGAACAACTATAACCGGTTTACTTAAAGGCAACGGTTCAGTTGTATCTGCCGCAACTAGCGGAACAGATTATGCTCCAGGCACAAGCGCATTAACTACTGGTATCTTAAAAAGCACAACGTCAACCGGCGCTTTAAGTATTGCAACAGCCAATGTTGATTATCAATCAGCGCAAAGTGTAACTGGTATTGTAAAATCAAGTGGTACAACTCGGTCAGCCGCAACTAGTGGCACTGACTACGCACCTGGTACTAGCGCATTGGCTACTGGTATTGTTAAGAGTACAACTACAACTGGTGCGTTATCAATTGCCGCAGGATCAGACATCAACAGTACATTTGGTAGTCAGACACAAAATTATGTATATGCCGCTCCAAGTGCTTCTAATGGTAGTCCAACATTTCGTGCATTAGCGGCAGCAGATATTCCTTCGCTAACATCTGCACAACTGGCAACTATTGTTAGTGATGAAACTGGTACTGGTGTTGTAGTATTTGGAACCAGTCCAGCAATAACAACAAGCATTACTACAGCAAGTACAACATTTGCTCTTATTAATACAACTGCAACTACAGTTAATTTTGCAGGCGGCGCAACTACAGCATTAAACATTGGAGCTAGTAATGCTCCGGTTACAGCATTTGCCGCAACTGCAACTACATCAAGTACAGCATCTAGTTTAGGCTACTTGGGTATGCCACAACAAAGTAAAAGTAGTGCTTACACAACTGTTATCGGTGATGCCGGCAAACACATTTATGTAACAGCTACCGCAACTATTACCATTGACTCCAATGCTAACGTAGCATATCCAATAGGCACAACTATTGCATTTATTGCGGCCGCTGGTGCAACAGTAACTATTGCCATTACTTCAGACACCATGTACTTGGGTGGCACTGGCACAACAGGAAGCCGCACACTAGCCGCATATGGTATGGCCACTGCGGTCAAAGTCACAGCCACCGCGTGGTTTATTAACGGAACAGGATTAACATAATATGTCTGGTATAATGATGCACAACATGAGCCACAAAGGTGGCCCGGCTCCTGTTAATTTGGTCTACAATTTAGATGCGGCTAATTATTCTGCTATGCCTGCGAATGGGGTAACAATAACCGGTAGCTATACATTAACAGTCAGTAACACTAACAGTAGAATTTCGTGGAACAGTGCCAATGGTGGCGTGTTTAGAAGCACCTATGTAGGTGACGCTATGGGTGATTATATGTCTGGAGGACCCAACTATAGCGGCGGCAATCAAAGTTTTACGATATTCATA